AGAGGGAGTTCTAATGCCAGCAGTATTTGATATTGATTTTGCAACAGATGTCATTGAGGTAACACAATTAAGTGATGAGGATCTTCATCCTATTTATTGGAGGAATTATCCGGGTGAATGGTTGAGATTTCATGCGGAGAATCCTCAAGTATATACATGGTTGAAGCGGTCAGCTATGCAGTTAAAGACTAACGGTCATAAGAAGTGGGGTATGAAATCTTTGATTGAAGTATTGCGTTGGCAACAAGCGATGCAAACTACTGACCCTGTGTTCAAGATAAATAACAATCATGCCCCGTATTATGCGAGGTATTTGATGGACATGGAGCCTGAATTAAAAGGGTTCTTTAACATAAGGCAGGTTAAGTAATGAGTTGGATAACTGGAATAGAAATAGAGTACAACAAAGAGGATGACTGTTACACGTACAGGTTTGAAGAATTAAAAGATGGTGAAAAGCAAACAGTATTAAGTAGACAGTTCTCTCATTGGGCTGATTGTGTTGAGTTGTTGCATGACAAGATCATGCGTTGGGGTGAAGACAATCCAACTGTAGCAGATTGGAATGGCGACGCTGCTGAATACAGGTTTAATCTGACTGACTATTACGAAGGGAAGCAATGAGTAAAGTAGCAACAGCAAACATAGTAATAACACTAGAGTATGAAGTTCAACAAACGTTTGAAGATGACATGTCTATACATGATATGCGTGACAACTGGGAAGTGTTCATGGATTTAAATGACTATCAATACGAGAAAATGTATGAAGCTGGTACTCTTGCCATACCTGAGTATCGTCACATTAAACAAGTCATACCTAAACAATGGTCAGTATTAACAGAAGATATAGAACGTATTGAATGTGAAGGGGAAGAATGGCCGAAGTAATTAACTTAGAAACAGACAGGATATGTAAGGGTACTAAGTACAGTGTTGATTGCAGTACTGTGTTGAGTCGTTTCAATCCTAATAATATATGTCAACAGTGTGTTCATAAGGTGCCGGCAAGAGAACGGCATGAGTATATGGAGATGAAGATATGATTGAATGTAGATACTGCAACAAAGCAATAGATTTAGATACGCTTAATAACATATGGCGTAGACGTGAAGACGGTGTGATTTCATGCCGTTCTAATTATAAGAAGAGTTCATATAGGTGGACTCATTTACCTAAAGTAAAGGAGAAAGTATGAGACACGTACCAAGATTGTGTCCTCGTTGTAAGAAAGTACCGTTGCGTACACCTCAAGTAATGAACTCATTAAGTAGATGTACTAGAGGGATAGATGATGAACATGTATATGTTTGCAATCCTTGTGGTACTGACGAAGCGTTTGAAGAATTCCATAATCAAGGATTAACTCCTGTAATTAACTGGCCTATGAAAGAACGTAGTAACCAAGAAACTATTGACATGTTGCAAGTTCAACATGACATTTATATAACTGAAATGATGGAGGAACAACTATGAAAATAAGTTACCGAACTGATAAAGATACTGAGTATGGAAACATAACTGAGTATCATCACATTAAAGATGCAACTGTAATAGAATGTGATACTGATACTAATTATACTTATGCATTTATAAGTAAGTCATATGAAACTGATGTGCCTGATACTTTCTTACTATATATAGGAGATGTTTGCGTTAAATTTCCTGTAACTATGGTAGACACAGTGATTAAAAATGTTAAGCTTGTTATGGAGAAGTACGATAACGACTTACATGAGGAGCAGTTAGCTGATGAGCGGAGCACCGATGCTGAGTAATACACTACCTATTCCGGTAGAAGAAATGAAATGTACTACATTAATAGCGATGCTTGATGATATACACAAGCAAGCAACAACAGTCTTGCACCATGGTGTGCATTCAGGAACTCTAGAAGAGGCAAGTAAAGAAGCAAGTAGTAAGTTGATTCTTTCTTATAATCTTGTAGAGCGTTGGGTTGAAGCTGAAATTGAGAGGCGTTCAACCGAACCATTTTAATATAAATAATTATCGAGGAGGTAATTCACAGTGAGTCAAGCAAATCAAATGGTATGTTGGGGTAACCTAACACGCGACCCGGAGATCAGATACTTTGAAGATGAGAACTCTGTCACCAACACCGGCATGGCGATTAATAAATCATGGACAGATCCGCAAGGTAAAAAGCAGGAGAGCACACAGTTCTTTGACCTTTCTATCTACGGCAAGATGGGTGAGAATGTGGTTGAGTCTATGTCTAGTGGCGATCGTGTCATGGTTGTTGGCAGTCTTAACATTAAGCGTGTTGATGATCCAGACGGAAGTAAAAAGGTTTATCCACAAATAAATGTGGAAGAGATCGGGCACACTGTAAGGTGGGCTGTTACTACAGTAACTAAGAATGAAAAGTCTGAAGGTGGTGGAGGTAAGTCATACTCTACACCTGAAGAAAAGTTTTAAAGGTTTATATAGGAGAGTGCGTAACCGTGAGGAGCGCACAGGTTTGGGGTTGTTGATGTTCCCCGGTTTTCCCTGTCATAGCTCTCCTGTATATGATCGTACATGTTCTACTAAAGCAGAAGAAGCAAGAGTGATATTCCGAAAGGATGATGGTCAGCTTGTGTGATGGATGACTGTGGCGGTGTACGCTGATGAGGTACGGTGGTGATCCCACTCTCACAGACCGAGTAGTAGAGTGTTGATACATGGAGGACATGCAGGGTTAGACGTTAAACACTTGTTGAATCTTGTATCAATAGATAGTAGCAGGGCGCGTAGAAAAGCTAAGCGCTTAGCAAAAGGACTAACACACGTAGCCTTGCCGCTATCATATTTGGTGGTGGTAGAGAGTATTTAAGAGGCACTTCATTCATGTCTTGTATTAGTCTCTCTGCCACTACCATTAACATTAAGAAGGGATAATGAAATTACAACTAGAAGATTGGTTACATCATGCCCTATGTAAAGGGTTGAAAGTTGAAACCATTAAGAAAGAATTGTGTTGGCAATGCCCTGTTCAATTTGAATGCTTATGGATGGCGTTGAAAAAAGATGACAGGATCAGTGACCATCCAATGTTTATACGTGGTGGGTTGAGTGCTGGTAAACGTGAAGAGATTTGGTTCTTTAAGAATAGAGATTTAAAAGACAGCTTCGACATGTGTGTTGTCGAGATAGCAAGGAGCAGACATGTCAGTGAAAGGAAACAAAAAGCTAGCCGCATTAGGTAAGACTACTAATGTGTTTGCTTCTAATATAAAACGTAAACCGTTGGCTAATAAGTTGGATCATGCCAGAGTATTAGCTTTCATTAGAGAACTACGAGACATCATGAATGCAATGCCGCATGAGTCTCAACGTATGGTAGACTGGACACCAGTAGATAATACTGATGCGTTGTCTACTGAAGAAAATAAAGAGCGCGTAGCTGAGGCTCGCGCATTACTTAAAGAAAAGAGAAACTATGAGGATGGAAAGTAATTTCCGTGACCAGATGATTAAGTCTGGCAATAAGAAATCTGCTCATGAGTATTTAACTGAGCATGATGGTGACTTTGAAGTATGGTATAACAAAGCTGGTTACTACACCTTTGAGAATGGGTTTGTAGTACCGGAAGCACCAACAACAAGACATCATCAGGGTGAAGCTGAACCACAGTTTAGGTGGGTGATAAGAAAAGACAACGGTGAACCCATTGGGATTCATGGTCCGGGTTACAGTCAGAATGAAAGCTATACATTTGTAGCTGACATGATGGAATCTTTCTTACCTGAGAGTACAACAGGATGTGCTGTGCTTGATGGTGGTAGAAGATTGTTTATGACACAGAGTATAGGTGAGCCTGTTGATCTGGGTGGTGGTGATGTTATCAAGCCTGAGATTGCGTGGACTGCATCGTTTGATGGTACGTGGTCAACAGGTGTGTATGATTTCACAACTCGTGTGTTCTGTTCAAACATGTTGATGATGGGTACTGCTTTGTTTAAAGCTAGGCGTACTGACCAGCATGATATTACTGCCGAGTACCGTTCAAGAATATTAGGTGATGCTGTTGCTCACGCTGAGACTATGAAGCGTATAGCTGTGACGTTGAAAGATCAATCTTATACTGATGAACAGTTCAGTATATTAACTAAGCAGTTAGTACCTGAACCTAAGTCAACAAGTATGACAGGGTGGAAAGCTCCTCATAAAAAAACTATTGAGAGTTTTAAAGAGAAACAATCTCACTTTAAGAATGAGTGGCGTAGAGAGTTAGAGACTTGGGGTGATGGGAACAAGTGGCTTGCTTACAATGCTATTCAAGGTGCTGAACAACATTACATTAACCGAGGCACTCGTGGCAATCACCAAGCTAAGAGTACAAGATCATTAATCAAAGCTGTTGAGGGTAAGACACCCTTGGCTACCAAAACATTGGAGTTATTAAATGTCTAGACAACTAACAGAAGAAGAAGCGCAGGGGTTGATAGCCTCTGCGCCTAATAAACGTAGTGTATACAACTGGTATAAGTGGTTGGATGGTAACTGGCATCAAGTAATTAGTGGTGTTGATTATCATTGCACTGATATGTCGTTCAGGAATTTACTGTACCTGAAGAAGAAACAGTACGGTGTTATAAGAACAGTAAAGATCGAGGATGGATTCCTTATAAAGAAAGAAGGATGGACTAATGCATCTAGCTGAAGTAGATAATAGATTAGTTGTTCATCGTATAGCTGAGGCGTGGGCTGAAGGTAATGAAGCACCGTCGCAACCTGATGAAACTAAATGGCGTGGGTCATGGGCTGGTATGTGTGCAAGAAAAATTGCGTACATGGTTGCTGATGTACCTGAAACTAATCCGTCTAGTACCGCTGACATATGGCGTATGGGATTAGGATCTGTAGTACATGAGTTGTTGCAGCCTGCTATTGAACAGTGGATAGGTTCAGATACTACGTTGAATGCTGAAGAAGAAGTTAACGTAGTATTAGGTGAGCATGGTCACGGTCATGTTGATCTTGTATTAGAAACTGATGACGGTAAGACAGTGGTTGTTGAATTAAAAACAATCAATGGCTTTGGTTACAAGATGGCTATTGAAAAGGGGGAGGGGCCTCGACACAACGCTGTGTTGCAAGGATCTATGTATGCACGTGCTTTAAACGCTGACTATCTAGTCATTGCTTACTTGTCATTAGAGAACATAGCACCCGGACGTGCTGCTAAGTTTGGGCTTGATGATATAGGTAGGTTTGCCGCCGAGTGGCATCTAACACCTGATGAATTCTTTCCTCTTGCTGAACAAGAGATGGCAAGGATAGAAGGTATAGCGTTAGCTACTGAAACTGATGGACCACAATCTATACCTCGCAGGTTCTCGCACTCTGATCCTGATGTTCCTTTCCCTGCTGAGATAGATGATCCAAGTAAAGGATTGTGGGTAGATGGTACAGCTTACGGCAAGGTATGGCAATGCAATTATTGTAATCACCAAGATCAATGTATAAAGGATAAAGCTAATGGATTCTAAAGATAGGTTTCCAAACAGAAGTGGGTTCATTGTTATGGATTGGATAACTGGTGAAGATGAATGGGAAGAGATAGGTGCAATAGATTATTGGCAGGCTAGTGCTATAGTAGATGCGTTAAAGAAACATAAAGCAGAGCTATATGGTCAGCTTACTTATTATAAAGCGAAGATAGAAAAAGGTAAGAAGTCAGAAGATGATGGTATCTATGTGCTTGAACAAAGACACAAGTCAGCAGAAGAAATGTCTGAACTTATGTTTAATGTGGTTAGAAAAATGAGGGAGTATTACAAAGAAAATGAAACCGATTAAAGCAATACAAGATCTGGGACGAACACCAGAACATGGGCGTATCAGGTTGGGAGTAAAGACAGAACGTGCTATGAAAAGTCTTGACACGTTTAGGTTTACTTCTCCTGATAAAGAAGCCATAGAACAAATAGCTAGTACTCATGGTGGCAATGTAAATAGTTGGACTCCACCTAAATCTAAACAACAACAGTGGGAAGTTATTACTACTTCATCTGAGATACGGGTGTTCCTGCCTCCGAACAGCATTGATGTGTGGTACGAACAGTGGTCTGCTGGTGGTTGTCAACGTCGTTGTGATGGTGTGAGTGCCGATGTTCCGGTGAAAACTCCAGATGGCATGGACACTGACAGTGTTCCTTGTTTGTGTTCTCTTGAGCAGTCAATGGTTTGTTCTCCTTATACTAGATTGCGTGTTGTCCTACCTGAAATAAGATTCGGTGGGGTCTGGAGACTAGAGTCTAAGGGATGGAACGCAGCTAATGAAATGCCGGGTATGGCTGGAATGTTGGGTCAGTTGCAGAGTATAGGGTTAGCTGAGGCTATGCTATCTTTAGAGAAGCGAACTAAAGTTTCTGGTGGGCAAACCAGACACTTTGTTGTTCCTCGTTTGTCGATGGATACGTCGCCTGAAGAGTTACTCGAAGGGAAGGGTTTGGCATCGGCGCTGGATTCACCCCCTCGTTCAGCGTCGGTGCTCGAATTAGAAGCAGAAGTTATTGAAGCTGAAATAGTAACCGAAGGATGGGACATACCACCAGCAGGCGTGGCTGTTAAAAAGAATCCGAATGGTTCACCGAAGTGGATACCTGCTGATGCTAAGTAAATTATTATTAGTGACTGCGTTATCTAGTGTAGGAAGTTGCTCTTCGTTAGGTGAGTTAGTGTCAGTGTTTTTTGCACCTGAAGATAGAGATCAAATGTTACAAGTAGCTGAATGTGAATCGTCTGCTGATGCTGATGATACGTATAGTGTTGCTATTAATCCTAAGAGTAAAGCCGCAGGCTGGTTCCAGCATCTCCCCCAGTATTGGGATGATCGTTCAACTGCTGCTGGTTTTGCAGGAGCACACGTTTTAAATCCTGTTGCTAACGTAGCTGTTGCTGCTCATCTATACTATGGACAAGATAGTAATGAAAGATGGGGAGGCTTGTCCCATTGGTGGCCAAGCTATCAGTGTTGGGAGACACAGTAATGGCAGATATATATGGTAAGGGTGCAAAAGGTAGAGCTACAAGATTGCATGCTTTAATTACTAGAGACTTTGGTAAGTGCATGAATTGTGGTACTACTAATGCGTTGCAATGCGCTCATATTATTTCACGTAAGTATTCTCACACACGTACTGATTTAGATAATGCTTTTTGTTTGTGTGCGTCATGTCATATGACGTTCACTGACAATCCTGTTGAGTTCGGAAAGTTTACGATTGAACAAATAGGTGAAGAGAACTACTATGCTCTCTATCGTAAGAGAGAACGCATAGATAAGATAGATTGGGAAGAAGAAGCCAACCGATTAAGAGAGATAGCAAAGGAGAAGGGTCTTGTCTGAAGACGATTCACAATACAACCAAATGTTAGGTGATGAAATTTCTGCTAACTTAATGTTAGATCCTTCGACTAGGATGTGGCGATTAGAATTGCAAGGCCCAGCCGCTATGCTTTTGTTTTTCTTATTAGATCCTAGTGAAGAAAGCCTCGCTAAAAAATTGTGGGAAGAAGCAAGGTTCGATCAGTTAATGCGATTTGATTTAGGTGATGTCGATACTGATTGGGAAGAAGAATTTAATGACGATGCACAACCCAACTGGTAGAACCAGAGATTACGTAAAGTGTTGGAACTGTGATGGGTACATTGGTAAGAACATTGTGCAAAGAGATGACTTTGATAATGTCTGCCCTCTTTGTTACGCCGATCCGTTAGTCCTCGACAAGTAAAGCTGTCTGCCAAAGCACACCCTTACCCGGAACATTAATCCATAACGCTTGTTGTGGTGCCTCGAAAGCAAAGTTACCTATTGATGCGTACTCGTCGTATCCTTTAAGGCTACCGTTCAATAAGAATCCTGATGATGGTGCCATGATTAGTTGATGGAAGTGTCCTAGTACCATGTAATCAAAGTTTGTGTTCTGTCGTTTCTTTGCCACCATCCTCATAAGTGGAGGCCAGATGCCACCGATACCACCGCCACCTTTAGCTTGGTCACCGTGTGTTAACAGGTATGTTGTGTCTTGCACATTGACTATTAAGTCTGCTCCTGTTGCTACATCAAACGTAACTTTGTCGTTGTCAATGAATCGTTGTTCTAATGTTTTAGATAAGAACCAATCAAAGTTATCTTTAACTCTTAACTTATGTCTAGGTTTACGGCTACGTCTACCGTGATTACCTACCACACACGGTATGTGTACATGGTTGAAGTGTTCAGATAGTAGAGTGATACCTGCTGCTACTTGTTCAGTCCAGAAAACAATAGATGCAAGCATAGTATCTTCGTTCGTTTCAGATAGCTCTTCGTGTATGTCACCTGAAAATATGTCACCACCTAAGAATAAGACTATGCCTTCGTAATCAATACCTGTCACGTATTCGTTAGTGAGTAGTATTATTTTTTGAAAGTATGCTTCAAGTCTTTTAACAGCTATCTCTCTGTTGTACTCGTTGCGAAACTGTATCTCTTCTGGTTTAACTACCTCATCAAAGTGTGTGTCAGATAGTATTGTGCATACCACACCTGTTGATTTCTTTTTCTTTTTAGTTAACCATGTTGGTGGTTTGTAATCAGCTTTAGATAGATGGGTAAGAATGTGGCTTCGTAACTCTGCTTCGTCTAATGCTTCTTCGAGTTCTTTAACTTGGCCTTTAAATATATCCCGTTCAGTTTTAACCTTACTTACTTCTCTTGAAAGTTTAGTTATCTGTTGGATATCTGCGCCTGCTAAGGCGTAATCCTCTAGGGATTTAGCGTCGGTCACGGGTAAGGATTGCCGCTATCTTTCCTTGTGTAGCATCAGGGTAGCCTTCTGAATGTAACCATCTAGTTATTATTATCTTTCCAATAGGAAGATCAGTGTTTAATGCATCCCATACTTGGTTGTAAAGTTCGTCAGGTAATGTATCTATCCAAGCTCCCGGTAGTTTACGTCCCTCGCTTGCAAATTCTTCTAAAGATTTAGAGGCCAATGGGCACCTCTGGTTTCCACATTGCAGTCCATGTCTTATGATCCATAGTCCCACTCTCTTTTAGTAGCATCGTACGTTGTAACATCAGCACAGCTTTTAAAGTTTTGCGTCCGTACACCCCGTCGGCTATTCCGCAATTAAAGTCTAACGAGTTGAGCTTTGATTGTGCAACCTTTACAATATTTCCTTTAGACCCTCGTCTTAATGGCATCATTCCTATCTGTCTACCCATGTCATCTATGATTGCTTGAATGCCAGCCCAGTTAACCTCTGGTTCTGGTGGTTCTTCTGGTCTACCAAGGAAGACTGACCCTGATCTGTTGAACCAACTGTTGCCGTTACGTGGTTGGAAATGCCACCATTCTCCTTTAACTGTGGGTCGTATGCCGTACCTGTCTGCGATAGCTGTTACTTTATCTGTTGTTATACCTCGTTTAACTATGCGTAGGTCAACTGCATATGAGTATCCGTCTGGTTGTTCTTGATGAAAGCTTCCTCGAAAGAAACCATCGGGTCTTTTCCAGTCTGGGTTAGCTGCAAGGTTACCCTTACCTCTCTTGTAACGGTCGTAGAGGGCCTTCTGAGCAGCGTATGACCTGCACCCTGAGCATATACTTACTCTGTTGCCTATGCGCCCGTCAGAGAAGAAATCTTCTAATCGTTGTATAAATCTAGGATGTAATAAACTTAGATCAATGCTCTTATCAGTTACCGGAAGTAGGGGGTTGCTCATGGATATCCTCTGGTTCAGCCGTCGGAGTATACTCTAGTACAATTCTACCATCATTGTCAGTACTATCAGTGTCAATCATATGCTGATCTTTACGTTCACCTATAACCATCCATTGACAAACTGTTCCTTCATCCCCAGTAATAGTCAGCTTGCATTCATTTAATGACCATTCAACTAGCTTGCCTGATGCTGAAACCATAGACCAAGGGTTAGTGTTTAATGCTTTCCACGTGCCTTCAGTCATGCCGTACTGTTCATCCATGCAGATAGTTATTGGTTCTGCTCCGAGTGTCACAGTGCCTCTGTATATTAGATCAGCATACGGTCCCTCTATAAATGAGTGACGTAACCGTTTACCTTCTGTTACTGGATGAGGTATATCAAATGACCCAGATCCTTTAGATAATGAGCCTGTAACAGATAGATTACCTGAACTGTTGAGCGACATTAACGTTGTAATTGAACCACTATCAGGAGCGTCATACCAATTATGTCCTGTTTTAGCGTAAGAACTTATATAAGCAGTACCGTCTGTTTGATGCGTCCAGTAAGTAGCAGTTTCTACACCATTAGCAGTACTGCTATTTAATACACCACTAGCCCACAAAGAACGACCACCATAGCTTTGCGAATTGTCGTACTCTCTACCCCATGCGTAAGCACGAATATTATCATTGTACATTACTGGGCTACTTACTTGTATTTGACCGTAGTTACCGTAATTTGTAGGCGATGTAACAGCGCCAGAAATAGAAGCTATGTATCCTTTATAAACTTGATTGTCATGTCCAGTATCAAACGATACATAACCATAAGCATTGTAACCATCAAACGGATTATCTATTACACCAAGTCTTATACTGCCACCACCATCAGCCGATGAACCTTTATATTCTGTGTAACCGCCAGTACCTACACGTTGCTGTGATCTAGGTGGAAGGTTTTGATTAGGTAAAGAAGGAAAGAATCTAGGACGCACGATAGGTAGTCACTCCGGTTTGCACAGTAATAAGTTGCACTGTTAACACACCATCTACCCAACGGTATCTTTCATAAGGGTTGTGATGTTGCGCTGAATCACTCCATTGATTAATAGAGCCGGGTTCGTATGCTACACCAGCAACATACACTGTCTTTTCTTCTGCTCCCATTTTAAATTTAACTAATGTACGGCTTTCAAGTAACGCTTTAAGATAAGAGTACTCATCGTATACGTCTTGATACACATCTCTTTTGTCATAACCTACATGATTAGTTAATATCACAGGTAATGAAAGTACTTCAGCTACAAACGGCATAGGTATAGCACGTAACGTCCACCTATATAAAGTAGGTGTAGCTGTAACAGTAGTAGCATTTAAAGTAATGGTTGGTATTAGATACTCGCCGTCTATGTTTCCTTCAGTAGATGTAAGTATCGGTTGAATTCCGGGTGTTAAACTATCCTCTGTATTAGACGTAACTGTGCCTGTATTACCGTCATCGCTTTCTACTTTAATAGCTATTGATTGACCATCAGCTAAAGCCTTATGACGTAAGTCAACTGATGCCGCTACTTTAAGTTCTGATATACCCCACCGAAACTTGCCTTCGTCTATACTTCCAGTTGCCATATAGTTAGTGGCATGTTCTACGTATACTCCTTTACCAGATATAGAGAATGCTCTTATTTCAATATCGTTTCTAATAAAAGTAGCAACACCTTGAACTGCCGCATCAGTGCCACTACCACTAGCCATTAAATCACTAGCGTAAGCTGGTACTAATTGGTCTGTCCATTCAGATAAACCTATACGACCTAACCCTCCGCGCGCTGTAGTTGGATCAAACGGTGATTCATAATCTTTCCATCCAAACCACATGTGTTCACCTTGAGGCTCGAACACTTGAACACCGTTCGTTATATTTACTCGTGGTCCATAAGATAGGTAGCCTTGGCCTGTAATGGATGCAAGTCTAAATCCTTTGTTCGTACCTAGTACTACATACCCTAAGTATTCTGCCATTGATAGGATCTTCTCTCCTTGTGGCAGTTCAGCCGCTATCACAGGTACATTTAGTGCAGCAGTTGAATCGTTGATTCCTATGTAATAAATCTTTCCTTGTCCACCCTGATTGCCACCAGCAAATATACCTACTGATGTACCAACAACTGTTTCCCAGCTATCTACTTGGTTGAAAGATGAACTTGCTACATCAGCATTGTCGCTTGGTGCTGTGCCAACAGATAAAACTGTAAGCCTGTCAGCTACACTTGCAAGTAAGTAACCGTTAGCAAACCACACCCCATCAACATTAGCTAACGTCCAATAATCTGTGTTAGCTGATGCCCCTGTTACAGCTAGTGCGCTTATCTTTTGTACTTTATTACCAGCAGTAGAAGCAACATAAACATTCGTACCATCAGAAGCTATACCAATAATTGCACCACCAGCAGGATTAGAAATTGGTGTTTCTGTAGTAGTAAATGAATCGTCAGTAGGTTTAACATCAGAACCAGTACACACATAACCGTACTCTTGAATACCAACCATCGCAAAAGCCATGTAAAGATTAGTACCTGAATCAGTAATAGTAAGGTTAGTGTCTTTTAATAAAGTAAGTTCGTTCTTAACCCAAGGATTAACACCAGTAGACTTATAGTACTGGCGTGGTCCAGACTCAGGTGTGTCACCATCTCGTTGACCTGCACCTAATTGCCAGTCATTACGTGTACGTTTCCACACACCAGCCTGATTTAAAGATTGTTCACCCGGAGTTCCTTGAGTATCAAAGCCCTGCCGTATTGGGTCTATAGTTGAACGACCCATCTTAGCTAAATCAATATTATAATTTCTTTCACCAAGTTTTATTGGAAGAGAATCTCTTACGCTATTCTGAACACTAGCCATGATTAACGAAGAGTTGTCGGAAAGACAGAAGAAACAGAAGCTCCGCTTCTTATCCCGTAAAGACTCATCAAACGACGTGCCTCTTCACTTACCCGACGATCATATTGCCCCTGTAATATCATTGAATACCGAGCGCGATCACCGGCAGCAACAGACGCATCTGATCGACTGTCACCCTGACTATGCAGATCCAGACGAAGTGATTCTTCTCCTAGAAGAAGGTTTGATCCTGCTCCTAGTGCTGGAATATCTCGCATCGAATCCAACATTCCAATCCCACTTCCAGAATTGGTGTCAAGACGAGTATCCATATTTAATGTACCTGTTTTAAAAGGGTGAGCATAAATAAGATTAACAGTAACAGCTTTCTCTATTCCCTCTTGTCGTACTACTTTATATGTTCCATCAGTTTGACGTTGAACAGTAACATTTATTTCTAACAATCTATCTTCATTATTCTTAGCTGTACGAGTAGCAGAAAGAACATGATAAAATCCTGTTCCGGGTGTGCCGTGATCTTGGTCATTTAAAGCAGAAGCATCCACAGCTTGTGTAGAAGTTGAGGAAAACGTAACACTTGTAGTGCCGACACCGTAAAGATTATTAGGTAAAGCACGTATAGAATCTCTTACTGCTTCAAGTATTTGATGTGCACTAAACCTTGGCTCTACTTCAATAGTAGTAGCATCTATCTCCCATCCTCTAGCAGTACTACCATCTACACCTCGTTGTATAACAACATGGCTTCCGTTACGTGAATGAACATACACAGTTTCAGGTGGATAATCACCGTTAGTTAACGAAAGATAAGAACCAGCACGCACCCCATCTGTATTGTATTTTAATTTAAGAGTTGTATCTGTACCTGATGTAAGCGTTTCTCCTACTGCATCTAACTCCGTACGAGTATTACTATTTAATAGTCTTTTAACGTGAGTTACACAGTCACTTATGGTAGGCAAGATATAAGTCATGGTTTAAATACTAGCTGTTGTTGCAGGGCAGGTATACACCCGCCCCACAACAAACAAACTAATAAGGTACTTAGTCCGCGTATCCTGTTAAGGTAGTGAACTTGCCCATATGCTGTTCGCCCTTCACTTGAAGGCCCTCTTCGCATACGATTTGCACCTTGTCGCTGTCGCCTGTTTTGGCAAGAGCTTCGACTACTAGAGGCTGCATAACTCTACGAGAAATGCCGTCTTTAGTAACCAAGAACGCTGTCTCAGCGTGGCACCAACGGTTCCTGACCATTTGTGTTTCACCAAACTCGGTGAATACAGATGATACAGGTACCCGACCACGGCGAGGATCATCGATGACTGTGCGTACACGGCCACTGTCTGATACTGCGTTGAGGGTAGCAAATGAAGCAGGGTTAGCCATCAACACGTCTGGCATACCGCCTGCGTTGTAGCATTTCTGCTGGAGTGCTTCTAAAGCAGCGATAGTCAACGTAGTTGTTGTATCGGTGTTAGAAGTAATGTGGTAGTTAAGTCCACCAGTTGAACGACGCTTATCGCTATCGTCATTGTTCTGGTACTGACCATACAAGTAAGCCTGCTCACGGGTGATTACGTTTTCAACCGAGCGGCCATAAACCTGCTTGGCGAATTCGTCAGACACACCGTAGCGAGATACTTGCTGCTCGGTACGAGACATGTGGACTGGGGTAGGTCCGAAGATCTGGGTACAGTTCGTGCGGATCGTACGATCTGCTGAACGTGCTGTTCCCGGATCGGAACCTTCTGGGAGTGCGGTACCTACACACATAATTGTGTCTGCATGAGCAGCAGTTGTTGCTGGCCATGCGGCATCGTTTGCCCAGTTTTCAACAGTGATAACACCTGTTGTATTATTGATAGCAGAAATGCGCTTCACTGAAGCATTCATTGCTGCGTCTGCTTCGCCTACAACCAAAAGGTCATTGACTTGGAATTTGTAGGAATCTGCTGCGGCTACAGTAACAGTAGTCTGTCCTGCACCAGCGGCACCTGTTCCAGCAGCGGTTGCACGAGGAATCAAAAGTTCTTCGTCCATCCATTTAAACTCTTGCTGATCTACGGGAGAACTAGAAAGAAGTTGCCTTCCATCAGTTCCAATACCGTTGATAAACGGAGAGTCTGTTGGAGAAATCATGTAAATGAGTTCATCCATGTTGATCTTAACGCCAACCGCAAGATCGTATGAGGTTACATTACCTCCATAGCCAACTATAGCCATGTTATTTCACGCTCCTTAATTAGTAGTGGATTGTTTGTTCTTTCTATCCCGCAACAGTCCTTCATACTTTGAGCGATTATCAGCAAATTCTTTGACAGGTATGGTAGATCCATCAGCCTTACGGTATGGGACAAAAGACCCATCTCGTCTATGTTCACCGGCTCTTCCTTTTTCCCAAGTAGGCTCTGCTTTCCTTGGAGGAACTTTGTTCCGTGTTCTGTTCGGAGTAGCATCAGCCGTTAAAGCTGGTGATTGAAGAATCCGTTTACCGGAATCTTTACCACACTCAGGACACACACCGTTAGGTTCGTCCTGCATGCTTTGCACTAATTCCCAAAGGGAGTAGCACTTTACATCCTTGCATTCGTAAACATATGTAGGCATTATCGACCAGATATAACTCGTTCGTCACCTTGACTAGCTGCTTCAAGAATAGTGTTTACGAATTTAGCAGCCGAATCTTCTTTCGACCGACCAGCATCGTAAGCTGTTTTAAATTCTTGAAACCCTTGTTCGTAAGGACTTTGAGTACTTGCTTCTACTGAAACACTATCTTCAGCTAGTGCCTGTCTTTGTTCTGCTACTTGCGTATCAGTTTCATTAACATTGTCCTGCGCCTGTTCCGGTTCTACAACGGGAGCAGAGGTAGGAACTAATTCTTGCCATTCAGCCTGTATGGATTCTGTTTCCAGTTCACCATCATAAGCCTTAAACAATAATTGCCCTGCTTTAGAATCAGTATCAACTCCAGCTTTCATAAAAGCCATCTCTCGTTTTAGCTGATCGCGTTCTTGAATTGCTTCGCGTCCTCGATCTGCTGCATCTCGAAGTTCTTTTATTCCACCAGTATCTTGTGTTGCCATATCTATCACTCCTTCACTGTCGCACATAGTCGGAGGAACTATGCGGTGTGTGACTAATTAGTTTCCCCAGTCGTCACTAGCTGGTTCAACCTCCACTACATACTCATTAGGGGCGTGGGTAAGTCCCAATGGATAAGCTCGCGTCCGGCCTAAATAAGCTCACAGACGGCCTACAATCAGTATAGCCTAATATCAGTCCGCATCAAGGAATATACATTCTCCCGGACATTCTTCTGCTGCTTCAATAACTACCTCTAACAAATGGTCAGGGACTTTAACTGATTCCCCCATACGATGAGTAGGTTCTTTAGGTATAGGAGCGCCTACTTCTCTTACATAAAACAAACCGTCGTCATGCCCAAAGAAAACATCTGGTGCTATCTCTTCGCACAAGCCATCGCCTGTACATAAGTCTTGGTCGATCCAAACTTTTGGCATTAGCCGGGATGATTGTTTATAAACTGCTCATATTTTTCTGGTGAATCTAGCACTATTGTAGTATAAGAATACTTAGCGCTATCGTCACCTCTTCCAAAAGTAACAGTGATTGCCCCTACTAATGTGCCTATAGCTACTAACAAACCTGTTATTGCTGTAATTAACTTAACAGTTTTATTCATTATTATTGTAGAACGTTTCACCCCAAGATTTACTCTTGATTGCTTCTTCAGCTAAATCAATACGCGCTAAAATACTAGACGTTGCAAGCATCATAGTATCTATCTCATACCACAAGACATCTAGTTCAGTAGTAACCCAACCAGTGTCAAGTTTGTTAACTAGCTCTTTAACTTCTTTTAAGTCTGATGCAATAGCCTCTGTAATAAGAGAAGGAGTAAAACGAGAAAGGTCGTCGAGACGAGCGGCGGTAAGATTGTCAATGGCACCAGAATTTTCCAGTACCCCCGCAGAAATTTCATCAAGCTTCGCCAAAACTGTACTGTCTGTTCCAGTGTTTCCTTCAATTACTTGCACCTGTTTTTCCAAATCATCTATCCTGCCAGCAATACTAGCCGCATTCCATACTACGACTCCACTGGTAATAGCCACGGACATGATAAGTCCGAGAGTTATTTTAGATACTTTGATTTGTTTTAGGTCAGTAACTTCAGTCATGTAGCATTAGATCCTTTAAATTTTTTCCATGCGCCACGGGCGTTTCTTTTTTGATGATTTTTTTCAAGAACTAATCCTCGTATATAACCATCTAAATTAGCTCCAGACAAACCTGTCTTGTAGCCACCCTTTTTTTTCTGACCCGGATCTAACATTAACTTGCCGCTGAAGCTGACCCGTCACCAAACTGCTTGGCAACAACGCTCTTAACAAGGCTAAGAACAGCAGTACCGCCTGCAATTCCAGCCGCTTTCATGCTTCCCATGTCACCAATGGTGAACACAGCAAGGAATGATTGCGCAAATGTGGCAACCACTCTCTCTAGTACGTCTTTGTTAAACATTATTTACGTTTACCTTTCTTTACCTTCTTATAAGGTACTTTCTTAGCCTTCCCTTTGGAAGAGCTAGTTGCATATTTAGGCATTAGTTGCTCCTATTCCTGTAGTTGTTCCACTAATAATAGCACCAGCTTGACCAGTACCTCCACCAGCGAATCTAGATATTCTTCGTTGCTTTCTACGTTCTAACATGTCTTTTAATTCTAAAGCGTCCGTTTCACCAGCTATATCAATACCAAATTGTGAGCTAACACCCTGTGTTTCATACTGCAAATTAATATCTTCACCTACTTGTTCAGCAAACAAAGCTTCTTCTTGTTTAAGATTAGCAAAAGAGTTCCATACTTGAGCCTGAGACAAACCAAGATCAGCTATTTGATTAGCCATTTCTGCGTTCCAACCTTGATCTAAACCAGCTACCATTTTACCCCAACCGCCTATTTCAGCAGTTTCTATATCATCCTGAACTGATGCCCAATCTTGATTAGGATCTAAAAACATTTTCATCTCAATAGATTTAGCCCACGTAGGTCCGTACCATTGCATTAATGTTTCTTGAACTTCTCTAGGTACAGAGTAAGTAATACGTTCTGCTTCAGTTAGTCTTTCATTAACTTCAGGCATACCTACACCATTTTCAATAAGTGTTGTTATTAAATTAGATTGTTCAGCAGGAGTGTATGATACACCAAACTGTTGTAAAGAAGTATTCACATCTTTTTCAAAAGCAATGTACTCACCCGGAGTTGGAATATTTTTTTCTTCACGTTCTCTCATGTTAGTAATAGCAGGGAATCTTTCTTTAAAAGCTGGTTGTTCATACATTTCTAATAATGCACGTTCAGCAGTAAAAGAAGGATCTGCTTTAAATTCATTATGTGCCCATGTCCAAAGTGCAGAAATGTTTTCTGTGCTCATTCCTGCGTTACGTAAAGCAAGCATAAATGCATCTTGCATTCTGTTAATAACGCTTTGACCAGATTCAGCCATTGGGCTACCAATAGTTTCGGTAGTGCCGTCACTGTAAACAAATGTTGTTGTACCATCAGCATTTTCTATACGATTAATTACTGTAGGAGCATAAGGATTAATACTACCCGGATGTACACCACCTGACTGAACCACTGTTCCAGCAATGTCGCCGCCTACTTCCATAGCTGCTTGTGCTTGAGCAGAAGTCATACCAAATGTTTCTTCTAACTGCTCTTGACCAACACGCCATTTTAAAATATCACTACGAATATTTTCAGCAGCTTCCCAACCTGAACCACGACCACCTTCAACTGTGCCAGCTATTTCTCCAGCCCATCGTGCAATATCTTCTTGAGTAACAGCAGATGTTAAATTGCCTTGCCCTACTGCCCCTAACCTTTCAATAGTTTGAGCTAAAATATTTAACGGATCCATATCATCTACATTTAAACCCGGAACTCCTCTAGCTAAATCAAAAAGATTGTCTGCCATTAGTAACCACTCCTAAACATACGTGCCGCTCCTGTAATAAAGTCATTGTGAAAATCTTGAGATTCGGTAGAGTACTGAAACTTATCCATGTTGCTACGAGCATGAGTCATTAATTCTTGTGAGCTTCTAAACCGGCGGTTTCCATTCTCATCTGTGAACGAATAGTTAGCAAGCAACCAAGGGTCATCAGGTAAAAGACTTGCGTCTTGCCATAAATTTTTAACAGAAAGATACTGTCCATTTAAAACTTCATCTAACGTAGTGCCTGTAGCTATGTAATCTTGTCTTTCTTCTGGAGTAAACGGCCATTCAATACGATGGAATGCACGTTTAGTTATCTCAGCATCCACCATTTCTTTAGTCATTTTTTCAGACTTAACATCAACAGCCCATTTGCGTAGTTGACTATCAGAGAAGTCTTGAAAATTTCGTTTGCCTAAAGCGCGCCAGTCGTTCATAAGAGAACGTATACTCCCAACACCAAAAGACATTGTGCCAGACATTTTTGATATAAGATTACCGTCATCATCAGTCCAGTTAGCAAGAAATTGTTTTTCAACAAGTTGTTTAGCTTTTTCTTTAAACTCGTCTGGTCTGAAACCTTCTCTGTCTCTACCTAATTTAAAGGTTGCACCACCATTAGACATAATAAGATATGCGTAACCGGCAAGTTCAAAGTTATTTATAATAGATAAAGCTTCTTTGCCGCCTGCTTCTCTTATAGCTTCTTTAGCCCACTCTGTAAATTCTAAAATAGCTGAATTGTATGCATTAGTTTCAGGTCGATCTGCAATGCCAACAATGCCAGTCCAAGGACGCCAAGCATCTCCACCCATTGTAGTATTCATAACACTTTGGATGTCACCTTCACCGCCGTAATTGTAGAAAAACTCCATGTGATCTGAAACTGATTGTTGTTGATCCATCCACCAGTCTTGTGCATATAAACCGTGAGTATCATCATAGAAAAAATCATGTTGTAAAGTCTCAACTTGATAACCCATATCTTGGCCTTGGTCAGAAGGCACTTCATTAAATTTATCTACCCAAAAATCAAAGAAATCTTCAACCAAAGGATTAGTGTCGCCCCATAAATCTAACCAATTCCAATCACCTAATTTACCGTCAGCGCCCGGAATGTAAGGGATTTGACTAAGAGGAATAGGAGGTGCAAGAGGAAGATCTCCTTCTTGTACAGGCTCACCTTGCGGATCAAATGGTTCTTCTACGTTTACTGGAGGTAAAGTTTCTCCTGTAAATGCACTAAAAGATTCTGAAAACTCAGCAACAGAACCAGTAGCATCATAAGAATCTAATTCAGCTACTACAAAATCTTGAAAAGTGTACTCACCAGTACCAGCGTAATCAGCAAACTGCCAAATATTGTTAGCCATCATAAAGAAATCTGTGAGTTGTTCTATGTCATACTCACCACCATCACCAAGTTGACTAATTAACATAGTTTGTATATCTTCACGAGTTCCATACCCGCCTGCACGAAATTCGTTATTTAATACTGTGTAAATATGTTCACCAATAATATCAATAGCTTCAGGAGTAGCTCCTGTTGGGTACATATTTGCAAGTTCTTGAATGAAATTTTTTAACCCTTCAGCATTTAACATAACTCCTTGCGGATATTCAGGTGAAGTGTCTGGTGGACCAGACGGATTAAATAATGGTGTTGTATCTGCCATCAGGTTCTCCTTCTCAAACCAGCATCAGGATAAAACTGCTGTTGCATAGCAAACTTTTTTAAACGATCAGAATCCCATCCCTGATCGGCAGGAGGGATAATAGTTTTACGATTAGGTTTTCTCCATATATGAGGAAGATCAGCAGATACTTCTACCCCAAATCTTGGAGCTAAACTAATAGCTTCTTCTTGATCTTTTATACTTTCGTAACCAACAAACACAGCGTCACCATTTCGTAAATCCATTTGAACATCTGTAGGTAAAATCTTTTCAGGGTTCTCTCCTATCTGACGAAGCTCACCACTTATACCATCAAACATAGAAGGATCTTCTGCGCCAGCAATAATTGTTGAGCCAGCTAAAGCAGAGTTCATACCAAAAATTTGATTAGCAATACCCGGATTTAAAGAATCAATACTTTGATGCCCAGTACCTCGCGCACCTTTACCTATTACATTTCCTAATTTACTAGCAAAATCAATAAGTTTACTTGCGTGATCTGGGTTTGTTGCTAACCATGTTGTTACTGTCGCGCCACCAGCACCAGCTAATAGCCAACCATATAATTTTCTACTGTTTTCTTGACCATAAACACTATCTTGATCGAATACATTACCTTTACCCGGACCACCAAGAGGCAAGTCTGGTGCCGCTGTTGGTTTTATTGTTGGGTCTTCATGGTATTTTCTTCCACGTAAAAATTTTGCTAATGCTTCTTTTTCTTCTGGTGTCCCACCGGGACTCATTATAGAAACACCACTACTATCAGGAAGAATTTCATCATCTTGATTAAATGGTTGTCTAGATAAATCTAAACCATCAATTATTTCCTCATCAGTTAAACCATCTCCAAAGTATGGATCTTCAGATTGCTTTGCAGAATAATTTATTATCATTTGATCTACATCTTGAACATTCACATCCATATCTATTAGCTCAAAAAATTGCTCTAACTGATCGTCGTTATGAACATTAATACGTAACCAATCTTCATCAAATCCTAAGTCTTTTATTTTTTGATAATCCGCATCAACAGCCTTAGCCATAAAAGAATCCCAACCATCATAACGAGGGATACCCATTTCGTTGCCTACCCTTTTAACAAAATCAGTAATGCCCCCATCCCATTCGTCTGGTGGTGGTGAATTTATATCATCTAAAAGTTTTTGTATGCCAGCATCAGGGCTATCTTTTTCTAACATCTTTTCCATTTGTTCTATGCCCCACTCAGGACTTTCAGTAAGCGCTCTTCTTTCACGATTAGCTATAGCTTGTTGCATAAAAGGCAACAAATCTTCTTTACTAATCTTGTCAGGGAATTCGTAACCCATCCCACCCTTAATAGGATTACCTTTGTATTCTTGTTTAAACAAACTTAAAGCATCAGCTAAAGTATTAGGATCACGCCAAGGATCATCATCAATCATTGAAGCAGAACGATCCCAAAGAGACTGCACTCTTTCTGCGTTTTGGTTATAAAAAGCATCATCAAGTAAATCAGATTCAGATAACTCATCTAAAACTTCTCGGATTTGTTTAGGAGCCATTCCCCCATGCGCCGCACTTTTGCCTGCAATATAATTTTCGTATTCATTTATTTGATGTTCGAGTTCCATTAACTCGTTATCCCATTGTTCTCTATTAAGTTTTCTATTAAGAGGAATAGGATCAGTAAATGTTTTTCCTTCATCTATCAATCTTTTAAACTCTGTTATACCCGGATCAACAGGCATGTCACGTCTAATAGTTCCTATTGAATTTGGACCTTGATCTGGACCAGCTACTCTTGGAGTTGATCTTGATACAGTGCCATCTGGTAAAAGTGTTAATTGATTTCTTTTCAATCTGTTTGCAGGATTAAGCCAACGTGAAAAAGATGTAACTGCTTTACCCATAGCCTGCCGTCCAGCAGGACCAAGCATCGCACCTATACCCAATTCAAGTCCCCATTCAATAGCGCTATTAGGAAGTATCGGTAACAAATGAGCAAACTCACCATCGTGCGGTCTAACAACTTGACTATCATCTAATTGATTTAAAACATTTTGATCCATTACACCAACAGTTCTACTGTCTGGTCTTAACTTCACTCCCGGATATCTAGGATCACCACCAGAAGCTATAACTTCTTCAGTGTTAGGCCCACGAAATGATCCCATTCGCCCCACAGCACCCGAACTGGGACGATGTGCTTGACTCATATATCCTGATTCAAATATTTTTGTTTCCTCAAAAGGATTTTTATGATAAAAATTATGACCATCGACATCCCACGCATACATAATGTCACGCGAACTAGCACCTAAAGTTGTTAATACATTAGTCAATCCGTCATATGTTAAACCTAAATCGTTTAAAATTACATCAGCTTGCTTTACAAAAAGTTCAGACTCAACAGGAAAATTTAATTCGCTTTTAGATAATTTTGCATTAATGCCTTCAGGAAAACTACCCGGATCTGTAGTAGAAGTACTTCTTCCTATCTTTCTTTGATGCGCCATAGGCACACCCATCTCCGATACACCAACATGCACAGCACGTAAAAGTTCTAAATAAGCTGAAGCTACTTTCCAATCAGATGGTTTAACTGTCATTGGTTTCTTCCTGTCGGCATGTTAGTCAAGTTACGTCTTCTAGCTATAACATTAGCTATCTGAGAGAACGGTTGTGGGTTCACACCAGTCAACTGATTAGCTTTAGCTATACGTTCCTCTAAAGTTCTAAACAATTCAGGCTGTTCAGCGCTAGGTTCTAACACTAACTCTTCCCGTATTTCTCGTGCCATGCGTTCGTAATCACGCATCGTGTATGAATAGTCTGTTCCAACTCTTGCTCCTAAAGTATGACCAAAAGTATTTAATGCATTAGCTAACGAACCGCTTTCACCAATAGCGGCCTCTTCTCCTTGTTGCTGTATAAGATCTAAAAAGAAACTAACAATAACATCTCTAGCGGCTTTTCTAGTAACGGCTCTAGGGTCTACGTAATCGTCATAAACAACATCCATGTTGTAAATTTCTCCACGATCCTGTGTCTGAATATCTGGAACCCTTTGGAACTGACCCGGATTTAAACCTGCCTGATAAAAAGGTTTTGTAGCTGTACCTGAACCCAACGCTGGCGAGTTTTCTATTGCTTCTATTTCTTCTTCGCTTAAAGCACCTGATTGTTTAGCGTAACGATAGTAATCAAAATCAGAATCGTTAGCTCCTATAAAAACATTCTCATCCCAGTTTTCATCTTGGTAAAATAATCTCATAGCAATATCAGCAACCGCCTGCTGTGCAGGTAAACCACCTCCACCAAAAGCTTCCTCAAACATTTCTTGATCCTCACCCAAAGGAGAATCTCTCATTTCTTTTATCTGGGCTTTAAGTTTCTCACGTACATTAGCTTTACCTTCCTCAGAAAAAGTTCTACCACTTCTACTAGCGAGACTATCTAACCCACCGATCACACTTTCTATAGCATTCAAGTACCCTGTTTCTTGCCCACCCCTGCCCGGAAGAGTTTCTAATTTACGAGCAACACTTCTGTTTATAACAGTGTCTAAGTATGCGGAACCATCAGGTGAAAGTTCTGCCTTGGGCGTATTTAATCCTTCTTGGAGAAAATCTACCTGCAACATTTGAAGAGCGTCAGTAGTTGGATCGGCAGTAGCTCCTGCTTCTCCACGTACAAGACCCGGAATTTCTAACTTGCCCCATTCGGCAGGAGCGCCCATGTAACCCCATGCGTATAACTCTTGTTGTATTTGTGCAACAAGCGAAGAATACCCTCTTCCATCTCTTGTTTCGTTATATAGTTTGTCCATAAAAAAATGGGCATCCATTGGACCGATCTTGCCATTTGAAAATAAATCTTTAACGCTTTCAATATCTCCGAAAGCTGTGCCATCAAAAGAAGTAATGAAACCTATTTGGTTTGCTAAAGATTCATCATCTCCATCGACAGAAGGTAGTATTCCTTCGCCAAGAGTTGCAACATCTGGTCCTAATAAAAGCGCTCTGTTGTTTCCTATAAGATCTTCAGAAGCAGCCATTATTGCTTTCTCAAAGTTTTCTGCTATTAAATGCTCAAAAGCGTTATGCCCCCACATTTGATTCATGTTTGATATGTTTACTGATTCATTACTTACAGAGTTCCCTAGCACTCTAATAATCTCAGCCATTGTTTCTCTTCCGAGTTGATCTTCAGGTAGGTAAGGTTTATCCCATCCCCTGTCTTCCCAATCCCAATTCTCGTCAGGGTTAGCTGAAGCCATAACATCAAAAGCTTTTTGCAATTCTGCTTGCAACATGTCTTTAACTTGAGGAATCTTAGTCCAGTTAGTCGCAATGTAATTGTAAACTTTATTGCGATTTTCTATATTGCTCAGATCTAATAATTCAGCAGAAGGATTACCATCCTCTCCCATTAACTGTGTCCCACCTAAAAGAATTGATTGTCCTAGTGGTGCGCCTTCACGTTCTAATCGGGAAATGCCATGACCAGTAAGCCAGTTAATAAACTTTATGAAAGCAGTTTCTTTACTTATAGAATCGAAATGGATTTCTTTTATTGTTGTACGACCAGTGCCTTGTTCTGTTAGATCGCTACCGTCAGAGTCGTAGTAATCAGCAGAGTCCATTCTTGCTTCTTCTGTTGATTCGTTTTTTCCTCCAAGCCATTCATCAAGCCAAGAAAAATCTGAATCCATTAATATGCGTCCAATGTTTTCAACACCTGTTCGGTAATGATCTCCTTCTGGTCCCATAATTGTGTCATACATTGCATCAGCACCTCTACCTATAACATCACGCGCTTCATCACGAACGCCTTCTATTCTTGGAGCCATTGCTTCATTAAGACCAGTCGGATCAGGTAAACCCATATTACTCATTAGACAAGAACCCCTGTGTTGATGTTAATATTGCCACCATCATATTTAGCTAACCAACTCTCTCCGATCAAAGGTACGAATACACTATAGAATAGCTCATTCAACCATGGTTTGTTATTGCTAAATGATTCTAATACTCTATAATACTGTGCTCTTAAAGCATCACGTTTTGCTTGAGCATCAGGAGTAGTTAACCCTTGCAATGCATCCATTTTGTCTTGGAACCCTACAATCGTAGCCATAGCAGTTAACACATCTTCTTTATGTAACCCTTCAGGAGCTAGTTCAGGTGTTTCTAAAATAAGCCTAAACTGGTGTATGGTTTCTTCTCTACGTAACCTAGAAGTACCAGTAGTAATAGAATGATTGAATACAGGATGTTGACTCTTAAACGACTCAAGCCATATATCCCACTTATCTTGCACTTGTTTAGTATCCATGCCAGCACGTTTAAGCGCTTCTTTTTGTTTTAAATATCTAACTCTATGTTGACTATAAACACCATAAGAAACATTAAAGTAAAGACTTTCTAAAAATTCTTCAGGTGTTCGTAAAGAACGCAACCCTATATTTACTTGTCTTTGTTTAGCTTCAGCTACATACTCATCATCTTCAGGATCAAAATCTCTAGGCATAAAGAAAGGACTTGCCATCTTGAATGATCTAGTAAACTCATCATTATTAACTAGCCAACGATTAGCATCTTGTGTTGTTTCTAAAACAGCGAAAGGAATTTTTTCATAAGCACTGGTACGGAATGGTGAGAACTGCATGGCATTAAAATCTTCACCCGTTCTAGCTTCTATGTTTTTAACCCATTGAGGGTAAGCTTCTTCATAAGGCATACCTAATTCAAGAAGATCATAAAACTCTGAGTTCCATTCCCAATTCTCATTTAATGTAAGGTCAGCTAAGTAGCCTGTGCCAGTACCAAAGAACCATGTCATAGCTTGGAGCAACTGGTATTGCTTCGCCATAGCATCAACTTTTTCTAAGAATGCTTCTTGGAATAAAGCAGGGTTGTCAGCATTAGCAATCTCTTGCTCGGTAGGTATCTTGTCTTGCATAGCTAAAAACTTGATAACATCAATCTTTGCTTTGTTTCTAGCTTCACCTTCAGGCCCATCGATATTAGCTATCTGCAAACTTCTTGTTAAAATCGCTGGCATAAAAGAAGACCAAGCGGCTTTCCACATTGACTCAGCACTAGAAGAAACATCACTCACACCTCTGTACCTGCCACCAACTAGATTAGCTTCAAACATTTTTCTAATTTCAGGGTCACGACCTGAAAGATAATTAATTGGTGCGGCAAGCAACGGACCAAACCCCATACGTCCTATTGTTTCAAGATCATAACCCGGAATAACTTTAAGACTTGTAGCTAATCCCATTGATGGTCTAATAACTGAACCAAGTTCTCCACCAAAAACATTTTTAACTATTGGAGTGTTGTCAGCTATAGCTAACATTGCTGTTGTAGCTACTTCGCTACCCGGAATAATTAGTTTTCTTTCACCGAATTCATCTGTTTGAACAAGTCCGCTGTACACGCCAGCAGTCATTGTTAGATGCAGGTTACGTAACATTAACGGATTGTGCTTTAAGCTTCGTCCGACACGACGAAGGAAGTTATCTTCAGCAAACCAAAATGGCATTACTGTTCCTACCATCTGCTGGAATTGTGAGCGTATGCGATGATCGTCGATGTATGCGCTTGTTAGTGTCATTGCTCTTTGTGTTGCTACATCTCTGTGTGTTTCAAAGACTCGTTTCTTGTGATGCATCATGTTAAAGAAATCGTCTTGCACACCTGCGACTGGTCTTTGTCGTGCAAATGTTATATCACCTTTTTTATTTCTTGTTGGGCGCATAGATATACGAATATCTTCACCGTTAATATCTTTGCGTTTCATAAACATAAGTCTTTCAACGCCGTCCCATTCAGGATTATTCATCTTTGCTTTACTTATAGCAACAGCTAACGCTTCAGGATCTCTAGCTTCTAAAGCAAAAGCTATTTGAGCCATTGGATCATCTGGGTCTGTGTGAGCTAATTGCCAATCTATTTCTGCAAAATCTGTGAAAGGTTGCTGATCGTATTGTCCAAACTCATCAAAAATATTATCTGTTTCATCTCTTGTTATTACATAATGTAAATCTTCTTCAGCAAACTGTGATCTGTATTCATACGTACCGATCTTTGTTTTACCAGCTTGAGTAGCAAATCCTGCTTTTACATCTTTCTCTGATGCTTCAACAAAAATATTACCTTTGTCGTATTGTCTTTTACCTCTAATTTTTTTATTTCTAATAGTTTCTTTAGAGACAACATCGCGTTTTGCTCTATCAAAATTACGACGGATACCTAACGTTTGATCCCAACCAAGCATTAAATAATGCTGGAACATAGGTTCTCTTACCATCGCACCAATCATCGGATTAACAACACCATCAAACCAGTTTCTTAAAACAGTAGTCCAAGCGTCACTAATTTTTTCTCCAATTCCACCACCTTCATTAGTAACAGGAACAAAAGCTAAAATATCTTTAGGAGCAGAAGGCCACCATCTACCATCTGTAGCGGCACGATGAACTCTATGAGCACTAACAGGTTCACCACTTATAGTTTCACGTATCCAAGGATAAAACCATTCTTCTTGACCGACACTACGCCTTGAACCACTTGACAAAAGATCAATAAGTTCTTGTTTAGCTAACAAAGCGTACTCTTCAGCAGTAGCACGAATACCATTCATAGGCACACGTTGTTCTTCTACAAGTTCTGCGTTTGCAAACCAATCAACAGCATCAGGATCTATTTCAGTTCCTTCTTCTAAAAGAATAAACCTGCCAGTTTTATCTTTATAAATCTTAACTGTACCTACTTGTGGTTGTCCATCAAGCATATGTATAGGAGTGAAACCTCCGGGTTTAGGAGATAGAAGATGAGTTCCTCCAACACCTATCATTGTTTCATTTTTTAATCCACCTTCACCAAATTCTTTAGCACCAACAACACCACGCCCTGTTGTTTGTCCAGTAATAGGATCACGGGCACCTTCAAATCCAAAGAAATCATTCCAATACTCACCAGATATATCTTCAGCTAATGTCTTATATTCAGTAGTACCTTTAACACCGTTTCTTGTTACAGTAGTTCTAAACTCAGGACGACTATGAGAAGCAAACCCACCTTGATTAAACAACGATTCAGAGTTGACATCTAAAGAACCAATCATTCCTTTTGCTGAACCTGTCGCAACATCAGAAGCAGTTGCTAACCCATCATCTAACATGTCAATAAGCGTTTCAGATATAGCACTAGCTACACGATCATCAGCACTACCAACTACTACAGGGAAATAGTTTCCAGTTTGTGCCCACTCTTCCATTAAAGCTACTTGAGCAGATAAAGTTTCACCTACATTACCCGGATGTAACAACCTAGCAGCTTTAGTAGCTTCACTAGCAGGTATACCAAGAGTTGTTAATCTTTCTCCAAGTAAATCTGTAAACGTATTAAACCATTCTTTTGTTAACCCACCACCGGGACGTAATATGTCTGTATATTTTTGCGCTAATCTAACAGGCACCATTGGCATAAATAAGCGTGACATTCCGGGAGGTAAAGGAAGATCCATTCTACCTTTTGCTTTAGCACCAGCGGAACCACGGTGAGAAGACATAATATATTGTTGTCCTTCAGGTGTACCAGAAAGATAACTTACGTATGCTTTCATGCCACGATCTATTGCTTCATCAAAATCGTCAGTAAGTTTTGCAATATTAAGTTGATCTGGGTCACTTAATAAAAATGCCATAAGATTCCAATCGGCACCTATTTCAACACCAGCAGCATCTTTAGGATTTAAAAGCATGTCCCAAATCCATTGCTCTTCTCCGGCTCTGCTTGCAATAAATTCATCTACAGCATCTATGTAAGCCATGTCGCCTGAAACTACAGAAGATATTAATTCTCCTGTTTCATCTATTGCTTCTTCAGGAATAATATTGTTATAAGCTTTGCTAAGTTTATCAAATGATGTGGAGTCTTTTCTTAAAGCTGTTAAAACAATTTCTTCTGGGTTAGCTTTTGCTAAATATGCTAAATCAAGATCTGCTACAAGAAGTTGCTCTGAAAGATGTCGCAATTTTTCTCTAGTGTTTACAGGTACATGATGCATTGCTTCTTGTATAAATCTTCTAGCAGCTTTATCACCACTAATCATGTCAAGTCTTTGAGCCACAGCTACAGATTTAGGAACACCATGAACAGAACTGTTATCAATAGTGCTGATGTATTTTAAATCTGTATTTTCACGAACACCAACCATTGCCATTTGAACAAGATTATTGATTGGGTTATCTACACCTGTTTGTCTTAAAGCATCATCTAAAGTATTTTTTGAATAGTTAAGATAGTTATCAAACCCACCAAGAACATCTTTCATTTGTGCATCTAATATTGTTGGATGAGTATAAGTACGTATAATCGCATCTACTCTTTTATCGTGATCTACATCTACTGCACGACCAATTTTTTCAGCAAGTTTATGTTTTGATGGTAGCCCCGGAATTTTATCTCTTACATTATCTAACAATAAACTAAACTCATTAGCTTTAGAATCAGCAAATTCAAATAATCTTTTACTAGTTTTACTTGGGCTGTACCATTTCTTTGTTTTGATATCTTTTTCAATACCTGCACGTACTTGTTTAAAAACTTCTACTCTTTGATCTTCAGTCATGAATTGCCATTTGTATGGCTTTGCTTCAATAGATTCTTTAATAGCTCTAGTAGTAATTGCGTAATCTCCTACACCAGCAAACTCATTGAATGATCTCCACAATCTAGAAAAAGGCCGCCAGAACAATGGCGTTCTTACAGCATCAGCTACAGTTTGACCATCAGCTAATTTGTCAGTACCTTTCATCATTACACGGCGACCGTACTCATCCCATACTGGATGCATATCTACAGCTTTACGTGCCATCTTCTGTTTCAAATAATTAGTAGGACCTTCACGCCACCACCATGTAGCAAGCTCTTCCCCACCGTTACGAGCAACGTAACCTAATCGTAATAGAACTGCTGGTCGCCAAGCACGAGCAATAAACTTATCTATCTGCGGTAACGGTAGCCCCCATCCAAGTCTTCTATACATAGACATGTATCTTGAAACAGCCGCTAACTCTCTGTAATCAGGAATTACATTTGCTTTAGCAAACTGAGCTAAATGTTCTTGGCTTGGGTGAACAGCTACACGAACATTAAGACCATGTAATCCAACAAAGTCTTCTGCTACTTGACCGTATTTATGGTAGCCGTGTCTAACAAATCGTTCGATGAATTTTGTTACATCTGAACCACCCATTAAGATAGCTCCTGATCTACCTAAGAAGTCAAGATAAAATTCTGTAGTTACTCTCCACCTATCAGCTTCATTGCCTAGAACGTAGTCACGAAAGAAGTGATCTATTTGTGTTCGTGGCATATCAGCTAGAACACCCATATCAACTAATGCTTGGAACTCTTGAAGTCCAAGATTAGGATCAGATAAATCTAAGTGCCTTGCCTTGGGAACATAGGTTGTTAGTTTTTCTGCGAACTTAGCAGGATGATACATCAAAGCTGTAGCAGTCGATCTCGTTATAATACCTGTTCTAGTTAACCAATCAAGTTCACCATTCTGGCTACCAGCACCATGTATCTTCGAGTCAAAGTATTTATCTTCTAGCTCTTTTCTTTTTCTTGTATAAAGATCTTTACTCTTTTTAAATGCAGGAGGTTTTTTTACAGTTAATTCTAATATCCCTGTTTCTGGATTTTTTTGGAAATGCCATCCGTCAGCTTCATACCAATGGTAGAGGTCAGACATTTCTGCATCTTCAAGAATAAAAAGAGGTGCTTCTGTTTCAAAAATTTCTACTGCATCTTGTATCTGTTGGTAGTCATCATGGTTTAACCCCAACTCATCGTAACTATGAGAAAGTTCTGCTTTGTCTGTGAGTCTTGGGTCTTTAAGAAGTCTGTCTAAATCAAGTTCATCTATATCTTTACTTAATTGAATTGCTCCTTCTTCGATACCTTCCCATACTTTTTTATGTACATAATTTCCTTGCTTAACTAAAAACTGTGCAGTTAAACGAGCCATATCAGCTTTAGCTTCTAGATCAACATTATAAAAATCTTGTGTCTTCCGAACCCATCGTTTAGTTTTAATCCACTGTTCACCGAAAGCTGAGATAGCAGGTATCCACATAGCTTCAGGATCAACACCACCTAAACTACTTGCCAACCCTTTCATACCTTCAGCACTCTCTAAGAATTCCCAGTAGCCTTCGTGATCTGCAAGACTAGGGAATGACCTATTAGTCATCCCTCTCATCTCTATTGGATCTTTAAGAATGTCATCCCAAACAATCCAACCTTCGTCTGTAGGTGAAAACTTCTTTCCATACACACCACTATCTGGAACATTATGGAATCCACTTATATCAGCTTGGCTGATTATTTCACCAGTAAAATCATCTATGATTTCAAAGTAACCATTTTCATTAATGTACGCTTGATCTACTACAAGATTCATTTTCCTTCGCATCATGTGATGTTTAAGCATGTCTGGCATTATTGAACGCAGTCCGGGAACATCACGTAGCAACTGTCCTATCGGATCAACTACATTGAATTCTCCTGCATCTATTAGTTCAGCTTGTTTCTGTTTCCAAGTCTTAGACCCATCTAAGTAGGCTTCAGTTTTTTTAAACTGCATCTCAGCTAATTGCTGTGCATCTAACTCTCCGAAAGCATCAGTCACCCTGTCAATAAAACGATTGTGTGCATGACCTTGTGCGCGTAAAACAAGTGGGCTTGTTCCTATCCTGACTGCGGCTGATTGCCATAGATCACGTAGCGGTTGGAAAACAGGAATGCCATCTATGGTAGCGGCGGCATCACGAGCTTTTTTAGGTTGTTTAATCCAATCAGCAATTTCATCTGTAGGATCAGAGAAAGTTCCAGTAGTAGGATTCCAAACTTTTAAATCTTTAAAAAGTTGCCCACCTTGTCCTCCTCTAATTGTTTTCCAAATTCTGTCTTCTGTGCGAACAGTCATAGCAATTCTTCTTTGAAGATCAATTAGATTTTTTGTGTATTCACTGCCACGCACACCAGATTTAATAGCTTTATAAATTTTTATATAAGCGCCACCAGCCCAAGTCATAGGATCTAAAAGAATCTCTATACTAAGAGCGCCTACGCTTCCAACTATTTTTCCACCTACACTGTTAGGAGAAACATCATAAGGAGACACCGCATTGTATCCTCTAATAGAAGCATCAAAGAGTGTTAGCTTCCCAGTTTCTAATACTTGTAAAGCATCTAAAGAATTTTGATTATCTAATGTAGATTGCCACGCTTCAAATCTTGCTTGTGCTGTTTGTTCATCACCTTGTGCTTGATTTAAAATAAGTTCATACACTCCTTGTTGACCATCAGCAAGATATGATCTCAAAAGATTTGTTTGTTCTTTACCTACAAGTTCAATAGATTTTTCTAACGTGCCAGCATAAAAAGAATCGTTTTGCCGTTTAGTTGCATTCCACGCTTCTCTCCATTTAGCAGGGTTACCCATTTGAGCGCCTGCTAATGGATCCCAACTTGCAATACCACCATACCTTTGTGTTAGATAAGCTCCTGTTCTACCAAGTCGAGTAGCAAAACGTGAAGGTTCCATTACAGCTTTTTCCCAAAGAGTGCTTGTTGCTTTACCAGCTACAAAACCAACAGCACGTATAGGAGCCATTCCCCATTTAACTGCTGAACCAAAATGTTCTTCAGGTAATAGTGGGATATCCCATGTCAACATACGTTTCCATAGAGCATCTTTACTAGCATCAGGTATTTCATATCCTGCGTTTAAAAGAACATTCTGCGTAGCTGGAGGAAGAGAATTAAATTCTGCCTCTTGCAACTGATGAGGCATAGCTTCCATTTTTTCTTTCATCATATTAAAATCAACTTGAGTGTGACCGTCAAGAAAAGTATCAAGCATTTCATTATCTGATTTAGAAGAACTAGCTAAAGAAATAAGAGTATCAGGAGCATCTTTTAAATAACGATCACCTCCTGCTTTAAGCAAAAGTTGCATACGCCTGCCGTAATGTTCTTCATCAAATGATGAATATTCTTGGAAAGTTCCTATGGCTTTTCTGTTGCCAGCCCGTTCAGCCATTAGCTAATTGTGCCGCCGCTTCAGCAAGTAGCGGATCTCCTGTAGCAGAAGCCCAAGAAGAAACTAACACAGCCGCTTCTTGTTTTGGAGATGGCATAGAAGCTATCGAGGGTCTTTGTCCAAAAGTTTGTCCCGGCGCAGTTAAAGGTTTTACCTTTGGAGTAAATGCTTGTGCTGCTTCAATAGGTAAAGGTTGATCTAACGTAGTTGGTTGTTGTGGTCGTTGTGGTCTAATAGGAGAAGGTGCTTGTTCCATTCCACTTAAATCTGGAGCAACCTCACCACCTTGAAGAGGTATACCACCCATATTAGGATTCATGCTATCTGATATAGCTTGAACAGTGCCATAGTCGCCACCGTGTTCTAACCCTACATTTTGTCTTTTTCTTGGCATTAGATACCTGCCTGTAACGCACCCACTAATTGAGCGGCGGCTTCAGGAGTCATCTCTTGTCCACCAGCAGGAGGCGCTTCTTGCGGAGCCATACCTTCTGGACCAGCCGCTAAACCGGGTGCTTGCTCTGGGGCCATAGCCATACCCTGTTCTGGAGGAGGTGCTACAGCCGCTTGCTCTTCACGAATTTCACTATCGGCTTTTTCGATAGCTTCAAAAATATCAAGACCCTTCTTCCGATGTTTCTCAATCTTAGAAACGTACACGACAGGCAACTGACCGGACAATGCTTGTTGCTGGATAGCGGCCATGACTGCCTCTTCAAGTTGTTCTTCATCTACTCTACGTCCTTCAGCTTCAGCATCCTCAATAAATGGATGCTTAGTACGGAATGTACGTAAGCTTATTCCTTTCATTGAAAGTAACTGACCTAATTGTATTGTAGTGCCTTGAATGTCTGCGCCGGGGATTGAGTACGAAACAACATTATCGTGTGTTTCAAAGTGTTCGTTTGGAGTGAATTCTACTTGTCCAAAATCCCCGGCGTAGCCAGTAAACATAGAGAACTGTTTGTTGCCAAAGTAGCCCTCATAGGTAGCAAATATACATTCGTTTAGATGAGGAAGATGAGCCTCCATAATCTCTTGCATCTCTTGGATACGTGGATCAAGCGCCGCGCCCATAAGGGAATCAATTCCTCTTCCGGTACGTAACGCTCCGTAGGTTTCTCCACCAATCTGGGGGACGGTTCCTGTTGAAATACGAGCATTTCTTTCCAATCGATCGATCGCAATGTTTGTGCTCGGATCAGGAGTTGATTTTAATTCGCCAATAGCTTCAGCATCAAGAAGTACATTTACTTCCCCTTCACGACCGTCCTTCCATTCACCTCCGACGATCATAGGTACCTGACCCGACCGTCCTATTATATACCTATCAGGGAAGATAGCTTTTTCTTGTGCAAGTATTTCCAATGCCATCATTTTTGACATAAGATCTACGATTCCAACTACGTTAGAAACAGAAGAAGCAATCTTGTCTAATGAAACTCGACCCGGAGTTATAACACATGGCATGCCAGATTTGTTAGGCGCACGAGATAACTCTATTTGAGTGCTGTGATATGCGTATGTTTGATTATGATGATTATACCTTGGTCCTATAATACCTATTACAATGTGTTCACTGTCTACCCATTCGCATACATCCCACAATTCTTGACGAGCATTCTCATCTCTATTAACTGGTCCACCATTTTCTGCTCTAGCAGCAGGATAATGTGCTCGTAACCAATCACCTGATTTGCCGTAAATAAACCCACAGTTACGTGGCGCTTCTACATCTTCGTATGCTTTAGGTTCTGGATACACACCAAGAGGATCTCGAATATCAATACGAGGTATACCTTTTTCAAAATCAGGTGTAACTACTATACAAGATGTGGCATATCCAGCTAGATGTCTGTACGCTCTACGCATTTTAAGTTTGTATTTAGATGAATACCAAGTAGCAGCAAGTGCTCGTCTTCGTATATCAGCGTATTCCCGTGATCTAACACCACGTTCTTTAGACTGATCTATAGCAGGGCATCCGATAAAAGGCATTACAGATGACGCTCTTTGGGCTACAGCATCAATGTTTTCTGCTATAAGAGCAGGGGTAAGAGGTGGTAAAACAGGTTCATTTTCCATAGAAGGAAGAGGTATAACATATTCTCCGTTATATCTTTCTTTAACTTGCAACATACGTTCAAGTAAAGGGCTTTGACTATCTTGTCTTTGCCGTATAATCCCTACTATTTCATCAAACGTATACATTAAAAAACCCTACTATTAGATACACTTGTCTTCCACGGTAGTCCTTTAAAGCTGAATTGTGAAGAGTCCACACTATATGATTGTTTCCTTTGTCTCCAGAGTATCCAAATAAACCATAATGCCATTACTTGATCCTGTCTTAGTTTAGTACCACGTTTTAATGGCCGCCATGCTTTTAACTGTCTTATTAACTCATCAGCTTGATGGCGAGTAGACGGATCATCTGCATAAGGAATGTCTATCTCACCTCTCATAAACGATAAAGCCATAGAAGGAACACCAATAGTTTCATCATACTTGTTTACACCAGTTAAATGCTCCCTAACACGAAAGCCATACCGTTCAGTCATCTCTACTAAACGCTCGTCACGCGACAATCCTTTCTGAAATACCATAGCTTCAATTACAACATCCGATACAGTCGCACCATTCTGCCCACATCTAAGTATCGCTTCTTCAACAATGCCGAGTATCTGCTCATTACGAGTCAAACCTACATCTTCTCTAACGAAAAGAATCTTTAACTTATCCTCATGTGGAGTAGCAGCTATTACACAGTTGTTAGAACCCAACGCAGGATCTAACCCTATGTAAACAGTGCAGTCTTTTGGTGGGTGATGATTCACTGAACGCAAAGGATTCAAACATTTCTGTATAGATTCCTCATCGAACGTTGCTTCAGCAGAAGAACTTGGTTGCTGCATATAGTTACGCGACCATGCTTCCTCGCCAACCTTACGTCTAATCCTGTCAAGCGCTTCTATAGAAAACATCTCAGGCCACAACGGTTCAGGCTCACCCTCATCGTTAGTTATTATTGCAGGGAATCTAATCACAGAAAGAATATCTGGATCTATCTCATTCATTACACGTTCATAAAAATCGCCTTCACCCACACGAGTACCATTAATACTTGTACGTCCGTTCTCACCCGGACGGGTTAACCAGTCCTGACGGAAAATCTCGAACATTTGTTCGGTTAGATTTAACGACACGCGAGATTGGATGTCATCAATGTGTAGATGATCGGTACGTGTACCAGCAATCTTTGATCGCCACCCTAAAGAAACCATAGAATAATCACGCTCATCGTGACTAGCTTTCTTAAATACGTTAAAATAATCAGCACCCCACGATTGAGCAGTTTTACGACCACTCTGGTTTTGAGGTACGAAAGGTCCATATTTAGCTACATATTTAGGGAAAGGCCCATGAGGTTCCATCCGAGTACGTATACGCCCAAGAATTTTTCGAGCCATGTCTTGTCCCTCAGATCCGACGGTGATCCTGAATTCGGGATTTGTCGCCAGTTTGTAGCAGAAATAGTCCTCGGCAAGCGTAGTTTTGCCGTGTTCTGGAGGCCAGAGAATCAGGGTAATGTTTCCGGGTGGTGTGTTTTCATACGCTTCGATGGCTTTGATATGGAACCAAGGGGACATGTGCCCGAAATAGTGACTTCTGAAACTTTGAAAAGTGCCGTCCCACTTCTCCATGCCGCCGTCAGCGAGCGCTTTAGCTCTGATAGCGTCCGCTTTCTCAGCGAAGTCAGGTATACGTTGTCTCCACTTATCGTAAGCGGATCGAGTGACACCAGCGATAGCGCACGCCTTAGAGATAGTTCCATGCTCCGCGAGTCCTTCAAGGAACAATTCACGAGTCTTTTGTCCCCTGACTTTGCTGACGTTGCCGCCATGTTGTTCATGCGTAGTGTTAGTCATGGCCCCCCTTGGGTCAATCAAAAACGGAATGTGCTACCTCTAAGTCAAGAGTTTCGGCGGCTATAACACCTTCCGTCCCTGCAAATTTAACTGTATGCATACCTGTTTCAGCTAATGTCAGATCAACATAATATACACCTGTTGAACTTTTTGTAGCCGCAGGAGTAGCATCTGTTCCACCTGAAGGTTTACGCCAAGTAACTGTTACACCTGCTGCATTCCCAGTAGGATCAGCAAGAGTCCCATCAGTTGTAAAGTTCGCTGTCACACGTACTGAATCTCCGTTGTCATATACTGCCATTGAATCTCCTAGCCGACACTTGCTTCTAGAGTAACATCATGATACGTAGAAGGCGAGAGTGTTACGTTAGGTTTAGGGAATTTTAAAAGAATGACAGTAGTTACACTAGCTGTCGAAGTTAAAGCCGCCGCAATAGAAGCTTCCTCGATAATAAGAGTAGCTGTCGATAACACTGCTGAAAGAGAGGCTGCTATAGGCTGATCTTTAATAATCGCCGCTGAAACAGTCGCCGTTGCTGTAAGAGCAGACGCTATAGAAGCCTCTTCAATAATAACTGTAACTTGTGAGCCTGTTGATGTTAAAGCAGCAGCAATAAACGTATTCATGTTTAAAGCAGCAGTTACAGAAGCAGAACTTGAAATAGCTAAAGCGATAGAAGCTTCCTCTACGATAACGGCTGTTATCGAAGCTGAAGAAGAAATAGAAGAACCTAAAGCAGTAGTAGCAATTATTGTTCCTGATATTGAAGCGGCGCTAGATATAGCTGAAGCTATCGACGCTTCCTCTACTATAACCGCTGATATAGAAGCAGAACTTGAAAGCGAAGCGCTTAAAGTAGGACGTTCACCACCATCATAGTTATAGGTGGTGTTTCTATAATCTATCCCAGATTGGCGATAATCAATAGCCATAGTTACTTTCAGTCATAAAGAATAGTATTACATACCTATCGGATTTTGTGTAGAGTTCTCTGCGTCTCCAGCATGTGAAACATAAGGTCCATCTGCATCTACATAATGTGCAAAAAGTTGAATATAATAATCGCCTTCTTTAGCTACTAAAGGATCTCTCCAATGAGTAACTTCGCATCCTCTGTAAATAAGAACATCTCCAACCTCTTGAAATATTTCTTCGTCTTCGACAATTAAAGGCCACGGCTTTTCTATATTTGTTCCAATAAGAAGTGAAGCGGAAACTTCACACGCTGGTCTGTCTTTATGTGGATCTAAAATTGCGCCATTTCTATAAACCCTGAAGTAGGTGTATGAAGGTAGAAGAGATAAACCTGTCTCTTTTTCCATTACTGAATGCAGTAAGTAATGAAAATATTCCATGCAAGGATCTTTATAATAAGCGAACATCCCCGGCGATTGGTTGTCTCCATTCCATTCTGCAACTTCTTCACGCCAAAGGGCGTACTTGGTTATGAACTCTAAATCAGTTTTTAATATATCTGACTTAGCAGTTTTAAACTGTTCTCCTTCTAATAATTTCCACTGAGCAAAAGTCACTCTTTTACCTCTTGAGTTATAAAACCGTAAAAGATGTTAAATACATATCTGTCCACTCCTGTTTTGTGAGGAAGTGATCTATGTGAATAAACCCAACTAGCAGGAAAAATTAAACCCCTGCCAGCTTTAGGTTCTATTTTTAACTCATGTGCAGGAAATTCTGTTTCACCACCCTCTTCAATGTCATTTAAATACATGCAAAAACTAACATGCCTATGTATATTATTCGGCCATCCTTGATCTGAATGCACCGCATGGTAAGCCTGTGAACCATCGCCTTTATATTTAAGAATGTTATAGCCTTCTGTCATGCCAAATGCTGGAACATCCCCAGCTTCTTTACGTTCGGTTGTGTAAACATCTAAACATTCCTGAGCGAAAGCTAGTAAAGGTTCATGCTCAACAGGCGGGCTGTTCGGATCGTAACTTATTTGCATCGAGTCTCTTAAATTAGGTTCAACTTTTCCACTAGCAACACCAGAGTTGTACCACCTTGTTGAAGGTTTAAGTCTTTCGATTACTTCTTCACATAAATCTTTTGCATCATCCAGTTGAAACTGGCAAACAAAATCATCTAACCAAACTCTATGAAGTTCTTTCGACCCATTTCTTATTTGTTTCATCCCACTCCCAATCAAAATGCGCACCGTCAACACCTGCAAATGCTTCCGATTTTATAGAAGGATATGGTACTGGAGCCACAAACCTTTGTAGTGTCTCATCGTAAATCCAACTATCAGGAACATCCTTGTGTTTAATCCATGCTTGGTTTTCTTCATCCCAATCATAGCCTTCTTTCCATGGAATAGGCGGCACCCAATCGCCATCATCATTAAGCACCCATGAATTATAAGGTTTCTGGTCGATAAACATATCTAAATCTTCACGCCACATAAAATTTTGCACTGCGTATTGTTTACGAAAATTACTATTGTAAGAAGTTTGAACCCAAGTACCGCCAAAAAGATCAACAAGATGTTGCTTGCCTACTTCTTCGCTTTCCTTGCCATCTTCATCCATCATGTCACTGTTGTCTACAACAAGAACTCTGATAACAATATTATTTTCGTTTATTTCTGCAAAATGAGCCATAAATTCCTAAGTTGGATACCAAATAAACACAGAACCACTACCACCTTGACCGCCCCTACCAGAAGCACCAGACGAAGGCCAACCGGCAGTGTGACCACCGCCACCACCACCGCTAAAGTTAGAAGGTCCAGCACCTCCGGGAGTACCAGTTGACGGTGAGAAAGCACCTGTACCACCACCTGCTTGACCAGTACCACCTGACGAACCTGCTGGACCAGTAGCACCGCCACCACCGCCACCCCTAGTACCACCTATCGGGCTATACCGCCCTGCACCACCAGTACCACCTTGACCCGGACCCGGCCAAGAAGAACCAATGTAACCATTACCACCGGCTCCACCCCCACCGCCACCACACCACACGGGTGTTGTTCCGTTGCCACCAGAGTAAACAGTTAAACTTGGTTCTGTGCTAGGTACGGCTCCAGCACCGCCAGTACCAGCCGCGTAATAAGGGTAATTCGGTCCCCCACCGCCGCCGCCACCTGCGGCACCCGGATTTCCTGCACCTGTTGAAAGACCAACCCAATCAGCAGGTACGGTACTTGGCTGTTTAGCGCCACCACCACCCCCGCCTTTAGCGTTTACATGGATCGGAGTACCCGAAGCGAAATCGGTGTCGTTACCAGCCGCGCCACCTAAAGTTGTTGGACCACCACCTGCTCCTATGCTGACAGCATAAACTGTTCCTTCTGTTACTGGTACCGCAGATTTAGGAACAGCCCCACCGCCACCGCCGCCGCCGTGACTATTACTTGTCATTGTGGGTTGGGCAAAACCACCACCGCCGCTACCGCCGCCACCGCAAACAAACACGTCTACTTCTTCTAAACCCCCACCGTCTATAACAGCGAAACCTGAAGACCCAGTAAAATAATGAACTGTGTAAGCACCTTGTGTGTATACCGTTCCACCTAATGCTTTAGCACCCGGACCAGCCGCCCCGAAAGAACCACCAGTCCAATCAGATACTTTAGAACCCGGAAAATATTTTTTAATATCAGGCATTACTCTCCTAAGCTGTTATTCGATTAACGTACCCGTTCACCATAACAACATTTGTCGCCGCCGCGAAAGCCTGAATCACAAGACCATTCTGAATAAGCAATCCCGGCACAACCAAAGTCCAACCTGATTCAGCGGCAATAGTTACTTCCGTTAAATCATCCGGTGAAGTTACACCACCCCACTCAATCGTTAGTTTCCTGTCAGTTGAATCAGTGTTACAGGCATACAACCACACTTCATCCCAATTCGCGGTTCCTGACACAGCGGTATGAATATCATTACCTGCTGTCGCTGTTTGCGAAACCTTAATATTTTTACCGTTAGTGTTATGCGATAAAGGTAATTTTGAAAAAGTTGCCATCTAAAAGCCTCCTAGCTTCCGAATATCTGCGAAGCTAAAATAATATTAGCATTCTCGTAACCGCCTGTTAAACCACCAGAAGTACCAGTCGTGTTAATAGAAGGCGTGGTAGTCCACGAAGTAGTAGACGCACCCGACCCGACAAGAATAGCACCAGACGAAGCATTCGAGTCAGTCAAACCCAACTTTGTTTCCAAAGCAATAATCGCACCTGAATGATTCGTATGAACCGTGTCATGTTCAAACCCTGTTGCATCCATATCCGTCGTAGAAGACGGCGAAGGCTGTTGAGTGCCAGTATCTAACGCACCCGGAAAAGCTGTAGCCATAAGACTAAGCCAAAGTTATGTCTAGAGAACCCGCAGCCATAGAAATCGTGTCACCAGCAGTAACAGTCTTAGACGCAGACACAGCACCAAAGAACAAAAGGTTCCCCGAAGAAGCCGCATCCCACACACCTATATGCGTAACAGTACACGCAGGCATATTAGTAAACTCCTCAGCAGACGAATTGTCTATAGTACCTGCTGTAGCATGAGCGGCATTAAAAGTAATAGCCTGACGGGCGTAAGACCCACCAGATACTTCAGCACCAGACCCAGCGTCAGTAGGATCAGCAGTGTGCAACGAAAGGTACACAGCGGCTGGAGCCCAATCAGCTTGATCGCGAAGAACGTAGTCTAAAACTTTGTTCTCCAAATAATTTGACATAGCGGCCATAAAAATCTCCTATAAGGTTTCGACACGTTCCTACCTATGATATAAATATATACGCGCCCCGTCCAGACTACAGGGCAATACATAAAAAAAGAAGTCTGCGAACCCTTATCAGGTTCAGTTCGCCCGTCAGATGGGCTTCTGTCCCCTACAATCAAGTCAAGTAGAGGCAGAGTAAAACGTGATCGCTCGAACTCAAAGTGGAACCGTACTTAAAACGGCCGGATGGCACCCAAGGGGAAACTAAACTCAACACATTCGGTGTCCACGACAAGAATAACAAGCCTGACATATATTTAATGAACCCCCTTCCGGCACATCGGGGGTCTACAAGCATCAGAATTCTGGTATAAACAAAACTTTACCCACACATACACACCAGAATTCCTACTTCACCACACCCACACCTAAGAAACCACGCCATGGGACTAATCAGCACTCAATACCTTAATATTGTTGGGTTTGATAGGGTTTGAAGGTATGAGGTTGTTAGGTTGTGTGGGAGTGAGTGTGTAGGTGGTGTCAGGGGAGAGGGAAGAGAGTCGGTAGACACTGACGTGTTTGTTAGTTGTTTGTAGTCGCCGGTGAGTTGGTGGTTTGATTGTTCCGTTGCGGCGAGGCAAGTCGTCTACTGGTTGCAAAGTTCTCTCTTGACAAGCGTGAGTAAGTGAACTTCTAAAAAATCTCATCGAAAGAGCGTGACGAGATTTAAGGAGTTCATCTTATCACACTCGTCAAGTTCCAATTTGCTTTGGGGTTTGAGTTTAGTGGCAGATAGTCTCCGCTTTTTACAGTGATGCAAAAACCGGAACCAAAAACATCAGTGGGTAAAAGCGACCCACCGCGCTAGTTCGTTCTTTGCTCGCCCAAAGAACCAAAGGGCGAAAAAAAAAAAAGAGGTTGATCTAGAAAAAAAAATCTTTAGACCATCCACCACTTGATTATTGACATGTGATAATTTAATAGGTGTAAACAAACAGAACCAAGGAGGTTCCTAAATGGCAAAATCTGCCGAAGCGGTAGATACCGCAAGCTTAGCCGGAACAGGCGAGGCGATAGTACAGCTAGTAGGTCGTTTCATGGATGCGATCTACCAAGCTTTTATTCCATTCATGACACTAGACAATGCCAAAGACAGACAAGCCGCAAGAAGTAATTACTTTGAAGCGCTTGATAGAAGTGTTAAGCCTGTCTGGATGGGCATTGAAGAGCATGAAATACTAGGTGACTATGCGAGCATGGTTGAATTAGCTAGCTCTAAGTCAAAAGCCCCTGATGCGGTACAGTTTCAACTGGCTACTAGAGCAGGGCGCACAACTGAACCAACTGAAGAAAACCCAGATGGGTATACGACAGTAGGTGCTGATTGTGTGGTTATTACGGTTATATCTAAGGGTGGATCCGATGAGCTATTAGAAGATCCATTCACCGGAGAAACCATAAAAATATCAGACCCATCCGCTGAGGTTTCAATTAAGTTTGAAGCTGTAGGTATTGCAGACATTCCCGCAAACTTTACAGATGGTGCTGACTTCTTAGCGAAGCTCCAACATGCGGTGACTAAAAATCGGGTGCATAATCCGCTAGACCGTGAATTTGCTCGCAACGTCGAGGAAGAGCAAGAAAAAAGGCTAGCTGACGCTGGCTTCTAAAATTAGCAATACCCCCATCGGGAAGCCATACCCGCCCATAAGCCGGTCACTGGATGCGATGAGGTCGGGGGGGATCGAACACTTGTTCGGTTCCTCCCAAAAAAATTTTTCCTCGCTGCGCTCGGTTTTGAGGGAGCGACAAGTCGCACTTTCGTCGCTTTAAATGAATCAAACAAAAGAACCGTTTGATTCATGCGACGACCACTGAAAGATCAGTGGACAATCTAAGTACTAAGTAAGAAAAATAATAGGGTCAACAAGTAAGTATGATGTTGAAAACATTAATATAAAGGAGGCAGTGATGCCATTAACATTTAAACCATTTATAAATCTAGCTGAAGCTATTGCTTTGGCTGTTAATACAGGCAAGCCAGTGTTGGTGAAGCCGTAATGCCAGCAGTATTTGATATTGATTTTGCAACAGATGTCATTGAGGTAACACAATTAAATGATGAGGATCTTCATCCTATTTATTGGAGGAATTATCCGGGTGAATG